TGTCGTACCTTCTTCAGAGCACGATTCCAGCCGTTCTTATCGGCCTGTTTGTGAGACCAACTAGGATTGTCATAGTCTTCAGGTTTGACTTCCTCGTTGATCATATGGTTATCAATTAAGTCTAGAGCTCGATCAAAGACGCCACGAGAATTGCGTACGTAGGCTTCAAATTCTTCCTTATCTTTCTTGTCCGATAGGTGCGCTGTCCACACCCCCGGCGGCTGCTTGGGCTGCTTCTGCTTCGGCATCGGTTACTCCAGTAGCTAGTTCATTTGTGAGTGACTCAGTTTCCTGCAAGTCTCGCTGGGCAAAATTAGCAGCTTGCTGAGTTTCATGGTTTTCTTCGACTCGCACGTTATCTTTGACAAGACCAAACCGCTCTAGATCGAGAGTCTCTTCGATTAAACGAGCAATCTTCTTACCGCTGATATGGGCTGTAACAGATGGGTCCTGCCCCAACGGAGAGTTAGCAAAGGCAAAAAGATTCTGAACCAAATTAGCCTTCTGCGCAAAATGTCGAGCTCCCTGTGGATAGATTCTACCTACACCACTAAGATCCTGTGGAGTAACTTCATTAAATAATAGTACTCCAGTTTCGTCATTGATAGTACGTACGATATCCTTCTCGTTGATATTGCGTCGGCTGATCTCTAACATATCATTGAGTAGTTCTTCAAGAAACATATCCTCAAAGAAGGAGATCTTGTTTTGAAAGATACGTCCTGATGCATTATCGAGTAGCTGAACTTCACCAAGAGTCTTCTCTCCAGGGGTTCGAATACCCATAGCTGTCTTAGGAGCACCCGCCATATCTTCCATACGTGCTTCAAGCCTATCTATTTGAGTATCAGCATTGAGAGCAGTTACATCTGGACGCATATGTTCTACGTTACCATCATCTCCAAGATAGATACGTTCTCCGGGTTGATAGGTCCAGTCCTCAACAAACCCCTGAACCTTTGTGATGGGGTGAGCGATCTGGTCAAAGACATCTGCTTTGAGATTCTCTAGATGATCTATTCGATATTGAAGTCCCACGAGATTATCAAGAGGTCCCATTGCGTACAGATTATCAGGACGAAGACGCCAACCAACATGACGGATAGATCCAGCAGGACGCCACGAAGGATTCTTCTGTGTCCGTACAATATGGAGACGATCAACTACGGTAATGATATGATCTTTAAGAAACTCTTTCGTATGTTCATTGTAGAGATCACCCCTGAACTCTAATAGTTCAACGAAGCCCGACTCGTAGTAGTGGTGGATAGAGCCAAAACCATCAATGATAAAACCGTCCGCCTTATTCATATCCGCTGGTGAGATAGATTGGAGCTTCTCTCGATTCTGAACTACGAGATCAAAGATGTCCTCTTTCCATCCATCTTCGGGGTGATCGTCGATGTCTGCCTTGAGTTCTCCGAGCGTTTGGACCGAGCGGATGATCTTAGGAGTAGAGCCAAAATCATCAGCCGTAGGGTTGAATACGATATCATACGGGGATATACGTACCGCCTTAGGGCCAACATAGCCTGGGATCTCTTCTCCGTTATCGTCCGTGCGCGTTTCATTGACGTATTCTACGGTACCAAATACATTACCAAAGTCGATGTAGTCATAAACCATCTTAGAGATTGTAGCACGAAAGTGAGATACACGAGTCTTATTCTTCATGTAAGACTCAATCATAGAACGCTTCTCTCCTTCTGCTGACTCTCTATCTTCAGCTTGCCAATTCAGCCAATCATCATGAGGAAAAAGGGCAGCCATATAATTAGCATGAAGATTGTCCCTAATTTGACAGAGCTTAGGGGTCGTCGTGGAGTTTTTCCAAGGTAGGTTCGCGTTAGTAGTTTTTCGTGTGTCTGTTTGGAAGACGTAGTTCCGCAACTCTCTTTTCTCATTTAACCAAGGTCTCCTATGTGCTTCCCATGACAAATACTTATCAGCAATTCCTTTAGCCATCGGATCGATACCAGCGATTACTTCATCTAGTTCTAATACACGGCCCGCCATTACACTGCTCCTTGGGTATAGGCAACCCCGCCAAAGCGGGAGTTAAATTCAACTACGTTATCATTCGTGGTACGAGAGCCACGAGCAGGGGGAATAGCAATCTCAATTGCATCCGCTACAGCATTCTTGACATCATCATGAGGTGGATGCTCGAGGATCAATTCATCCTCTAGAGTTTGACAGTGGCCCCCTCTATAGTGCCAAACGCTAAGATTATCATACCGGGGCTCAAGAATAGCCTTTAGCCGTTCTTCCTTGGAACCTAGAGCTCTCGTGGGAGAATGCTCCTGAACCGAAAGAGATAGACCATTCGGTGTGATATAGCTATTCTTTAACTCCTTCACGATAGCCTTTTGTGCTGCTGTACACTCTGCTCGCATCTTACGGAAGTCCCACTTAATATGCATTCTGAGAATAGCATCATAGTAATCTTTAATCTTAGCATCTGTTTTAAACCGATCAATATCAAGGACAAAGATCTGGCCCATAGATGATATTCCGATAACAGCGATTGCCGTATAGTCCGCTCGCTTTGTAAGACTAAACGCAAAGTCAATCGCAGCAAAAACATTTATTCGCTCCCCCTTATAAAACCATTTTCCGTTAGATTGAGAAAGATACTTAGGATCGTAATATTGGAAGAGTGCGGCTGATATCCCGGTTCCATCCTGTGAATTCGGGTTGTTGTAGTATTGAGCACGGAACTGAGTGCGGTTAAGGTACTTGGCACGTTTCTTTGCGAGGATCTTACGATCAAAGCCGAACCATTTCCCGTCATTACGCTGCTGACGGGACCAGAGAAATTGTCCTGTCCCATCGCCTTCGTCTTCAACCTCCCGTTCGAATTTCTCATAGACGGGCTCAAAGTCGATGATGTCACCATCATCGTTGTATTCTTCTTCCTCCATCTCTATCAAGTCATTATATAGATCCTTGGGATGGTATCTCGTACCGATAACCCATTCTTGTGAACCACCGCTTTCAGAACCATCTCCAGTTCCTTCAATAGAAGATAGGAGTGAGTATTGATCTTTGACCTTTTCACGGCCTTCTCCGGTATACGCATTCTCTTGGACAACCACATCGTCCAAAATTGCAACATCACAATGAAGGCCAGTAATACTCGTTGTGAGACCAGCAGTAAAAATAGAAGGATCGCGTACACCCTCTTCAATCCGGCTTGGATGATCAACTGAGATTTCACTATTCGTCCACTTCTCTCGTTTATCTACGCTCGGATTTATCATATCAGGCCAGTATCGGCCATAAATCTTAGAGACTAAGATGTCCTTAATAAACTTTAGCTGCTTCTCCGCTAAGTTAGCCGTGCTTGAAATATAGAGGATACGATGTTCTGGGTACTTAGTGAGATGCCATGCAGCCCTGTATCCCATCAGTCTTGACTTCTGGTGGTCACGAGGGAGGAGAGCTAACTGGTGTGTCTTCCCATCTTGTCTTGTCCACCAATCACAGAGCTCTACGTGTACCGAACCTAGAACGGTCTTAGGTGCAATTAGTTTAATAAAGGTAACTAAATCAGATTCTGCTGCTTCACGTATCTCTACTATTTTCTCTTGTTTCGTACTCACTACGATCCCTTCCTATACTTGGAGTACTGCACCTGACGCTCAAGAGCCCTTATCCTTTCCTCTAATTCTATGTATTTAATCTCTGACCGGGCTGCGCCAGCGCCACCGACTCCGTATCCCACCGCCGCACAACCGGAAAGAATCAAAGCGATAACGCCGATGATTAAGGGATTGATCTTACTCCACACTAGGCGATCCTTTCTAGATCCTCTGCGATAGACACATCGATCCCAGCTTGAATCTTGGCTTGACGCTTGCGCTCTGCTTCGGTGGGACGTCCTCGGGTCTTAGGTTTCCACCCTGCATCACTGAGGAACTTGGCAGCATTATACTTGCCCTTTCCTGTCTGAGCCTCTTTGATGATGATCTTGACAGCATCAGATCTCATCTTGATCTCAAGTTCTTCACGCCACTGGTAGACGTACTCCTCCATCCAAGCAAGCCTGCTTAGAATGTCCCAGTGGTGCCATTCTCCGAAAGCGGCAATCGCGAATTCGTACTCTGTGGGATCGTTGGCCTCAAGATACATCTGCTTCAAAGAAGGAAGTTTACCTTTTGGGTCTTCGTCTTTCAGAGTATAAAGAGGATCGAACTCGCCTTTGCCACTGTTCATCTCACGAAACAAAGACTGAGTTCGATACCTCCCTACTGAATCCTTAAAGCGCCTCTTGTACTCAGGGTGTTTAAGCGTCATGAATAAAGACACCCTGAAACTGGTTACCAGCGATGTGGTGAATCTCCAGTAACCGGATTGTCTTTCCGTTGTCAACTGCTTCTATAGCAGTCTCTAACGCAGCAGCAACCAATTCAAGAGTGCCTGTTTTGGTTACGACGTCTGTGACAGCAAAGTTTGCCATCTGTAGGAATCTCCTTATTAATCTTAGGTGGTTCAGCCGTCTTAGACCAATCTATACGGCTATAGCCTTCGATGTACTCGCTATTAACAGGGCCAGTACGTAATCTATCCTCGTGACTACACCCAGGAATATTGTCAGCCATTCAAACTACATCCAGTGGTGCAAAAATAAAACAACCATAATTGCCCAAGGCATCCATTTATGTACGTGGTCCATCATTTCTTTTTACTCCTCTTTGCCTTTTTGAGTTTACTTTTCGGCTTCGCCTTCTTTACGGGCTTGTCCCCGTAAGAACCTATTTTAACCATCTTACTTCTCCTAGTTGGTGGAGCAGGAGGGAGTCGAACCCTCGTTCACTAGTCCTTGAGACATTATCGGCCTCGCAGAGCGTAGTGGCTAAACCGAACACTGCCCCTATTCAATCTTATATTTCTAGTGCTGGTCTATTAGAAATCCAAGGTGGAGATCCGTTTGTTTGTTTAGGATGAGTCGCAGTATGCTCTTCCATCTCTTCTTCGTCAACACAGAAACCCCTTACGCTCTTAAGGGGCGCATTCCTCTGATTCAAAAATACTATCATCTTTATTACTTCTATATTGACAACGGATTCACAGAAATGTCGTGGTTGTAAAATAAGAACATTATCAGGACCCATTCCCAGCATATCTTGATAACTGCCGTCCTTAAACTCGATATGCATAAGTAATGCGACTCCATCAGTAAAGGCTAATTCTTCTTCTATAGACTTTTCCTTTTCTGGAACTACTACGGTAGAAGGGGGTTCTGGCGCAACGGTAGGAACTTCTACTCCTATGCAACCGACTAAAAAGGCTAACGTTGTCAAGGCTGCGGCTAGTTTACCCACCATCTAGTCATCCTCCGACTATTTCTATTCTATACCACTAGTATATCATATTTGAGTCCTCGTGTCAAGACAAAATAGGGGTTGACGAAAAGAGAAATGTGTGCTACCCTATCAATATAGTGTATACTGTAGTAACTCTACAGTGATCCAAAGAAGGTCTACAAGGAGGAGTATATAGTGTAGTAAGCAAGGGTGATAGTCTATAGTATCAACCCTGTTAAACAATGTA